GCTCTCGATACCCTTTTAAGAAACGCAGAACTGAGTAACTACGCGGTAATTATTGACTCTTCGCAAGACGTGTTAAGTACCGGAATACTCGAAATAACAGCAGAATTACAACCAATTGGCACGGCAGATTTCATTTCGGTGAATGTTGGCTTTGTCCTTTCAATAACTAACTAAGATGGCATATTCACTACCAGCGTTAATAAATGGCAAGTCCTACGAATGGGCCGACATTATCATTAATATTTTAGGCGTACCATTTGCCGGGGTTACCGCTATTGAGTACGAGGACAATCAGGAAATGGAGAACGTTTACGGAGCAGGAAACCGACCCGTATCGCGTGCTTATGGCAACTTCAAACCAACGGCGAAGGTAACTCTTTTAATGGAGGAGCTTGAGTCGATTCAGGCAGTTGCTCCAGGTGGCGTTCTGCAAAGAATCCCTGAATTTGATATTACGGTGGCTTTTGTTGATACTGCTCTAAGCCCGAGAGTACATACCATTAAGAATTGCCGGTTTACAAAGAACTTGAGAAAGGTAACTCAGGGCGACACGCATATTGCTTGCGAGGTTGATCTGATTATATCTCATGTGAATTTCGTTTAATCTATAACCCCACATAAAATGAACGAACAAGAGATGGCCGACTTAAAGGCCAAGTACGGAAAAATTACTACGGTAACGATTCCGCTGGATGAGGATGACGAGACAAAGGTATTGACTTACCACCTTCGGAAGCCTGACATGATGAGCAGAAAGATGATTGCTAAACTTTCGAGTTTGGACAACTTTCAAAAGGCGGTGATCGCCGGGTACAATGCTCTAAGGGTTGCTGGTGATGAGGTGACAGAACTCGAAAAGAACGACGATGCTTTGTTATCCGCTCAAGAGGCTTTGATTACCGTATTGGAAGTGCAGAAGGCGACTATAAAAAAAAATTAGAAAAATACAGGGCTTTATTAAATGCGGATGAGATTGCGAAAAATAACGCTCTCATCCGTTTTTATTTACACCGCAACCCTGATAAAATGAGTGATGCGGTTTGGTGCCGAAGTGTTGAGGAGATTGATTTTGTTTTAAAATATACCGGGCAATTAGTGCCGAAAAATGGATAATACGCTTTCATATAAACTCACCCTAAAAGACTTCTTTAAAAAGACCATGCTTGGCGCGGTTGATGATACAAAGAAGCTCGATAGTGGTATGAATAAGCTCAACAACACGATTTCAAAGGTTGGGGCAGGGATTGCTACTTATTTTGGGGCGCAGGCTATTTTAGGGTTTGGAAAGAGTGTGATCGATGCCTTAAAAAACTACGAGTATTTTTCTGCTTCGATTAGAACGTTAATGTTTGGTGATGCTTTAGCGGCAAAGGCATTGGAGGGTCAGTTGGTGAAGCTGGCAGCCACCAGTCCATTTAGTTTAGTCGAAACTCAAGAGGGGGCCAAGCAATTACTCGCTTATGGATTCTCAGCCGGAGAAGTAACCAAGAACATGAAAATGTTAGGGGATATTTCCAGTGCCGTAAATAAACCATTAAGCGAAATCACTTATTTATACGGAACATTAAGGACACAAGGCAGGGCGTTCACTAAAGACATCAATCAATTTACAACAGCCGGTATCAACTTGCTTCCTCAGCTGGCTAAACAGTTCGGGGTAACTCAGCAGGCCATCATGGGTCCAAATGGGCTTGTTGAATCAGGGAAGGTGGGGTTTAAAGATGTTGAGAAGGCATTTCAGGCCATGACCAGCGCAGGCGGTCAATTCTTTGGAATGATGGACGTTCAATCGAAAACGGTTGGCGGTCAAATATCAAACATGGGCGACTCATGGACCCAACTACAAGTAAATATTGGGAAATCCCAAACAGGGATTATAGCGGGTACGGTGTCTTTTTTCAGTCAGTCTATTTCCATGCTTAGTAAATACTTTGCAGACGCGAATAAAATGCAGGAGAATTTCGCTAAAAATGGAGCTGAACAATTTGGTTTTTGGCGCAAGGCATGGCACGAAACGCTAGGTGTCTTGACCGGGTATCATTGGGGAGATGCTAAAATAGCGGCTCAAGAGAACTTCCAAAGAAATATTGAGGGAATGTCTCAACCAAAAACACTGCAAGATGCATATAAAAACAAAGCGGACCTATATAAAATATCAATCCTTAAAGACGAACAATTAAAGCACGGAAAGATTACACCGGAAGATGCCGTAAGGTTTCAGGCAACCATAAAGGGGGCCTTATCTGATCTTGAGGGAAGCATACGGTTAATGAAATCGGGAGGTAAGATTACTCAAGCCGATGCTGAAAAGGCAGCCGCAGCAGCCGCGGCCGCCAAAATCGGATCACCTACCGAAGTAAGCGGCGCACGCCCTCAAAACGTACAAATCAACGTTGAGAAATTCGGCGTAATTGAACATTTGGAAGTTGAAAACATGAAGGATGCCTCTGCCGCAGTTCGGGAGGATTGGGGTAAGGAACTTCTCGAAATATTAAATGATGCTAATCTGATTGCAAGGCGATGAGTTTCCCACAATTAATACCGGTTTCGAAGGAATTACAAGGTCAGTCAAAACTGATACTCAAGGGGCTTGGACTATCGCTGCTTAAGCCTAAATTCTTTACCATAAACTATCGGGAGGTAGCTTTAGAGGCCCCAACCTATGAGCAATCACCAAGCACGGGCTATGATAAAAGAGGCGGTTTGTTTGGCCTGCCTATTTGGGACACGGTTAAATTGATTGCCCCAAATTATACCGATAATGATGGCAAAGAGATCCCGGAAGCTACTTTAGTACTTGATATTGCCCTTTGTGAGGTGGTGAATAACAGAAATATTGTAAAGACAACGGTGGCCGGACGTAACGGGACCGTAAAAGAATACATGAGCGACGGGGATAATCAAGTGCTTATTCGCGGCTCTTTGGTTGGTGAAGTTGCGAATATGCCTCCAATGACACTTTTGCAACAGTTCCAAAAGGTAACCACTTGTCCGGAGGCGGTTTCGGTTCAAAGTAACTTCCTCGAATATATGAGGTGTTTTTCCCTGGTGATCGAAACCCCAACCCTAAAACAAAGGGAGGGCGCACGTAATATTGTTGATTTCACTTTAGATTGTTGTTCAGATATACCATTCGAAATAGATTCCAATGCTTAGACCGAGATCATGGATAACCATTACCAATGCAAGCGGCCAAACCGTTGAGTTTGACTTTTGCCATCAGTGGGAAACCAATGAGAGCTATGAGCATTTAACTGATACTGCTATTGTGGTAGTCCCTCGCAAACTCACCCAGCAAGGAATGCCATTATTTACTGGGGCAGATCCTATTTTCAAACGTAAAGACAAAATTAAGATCGAGGCCGGTTACCATCCAAAACGATACACTGTTTTTGAGGGGTATATCGCTCATGTGAGCGCAAATATCCCCGTAAGATTGGAATGTGAGGATTCGATGTTCCTTTTTAAGCAATATAAAGTAACATATCCCAAACAGATCACTGTTCAGGCCACCAGCAAAACGGGCAAACCACTAAAGAGAAAAAAGGTTATCAGCGACAATATTACCCTGACACAACTCATGGACTATATGCTCAATGACGGGGATTATAACGATGTTACCAACGACATCACTTATGAGGTTGTTGACAATATCAAACTTGGACAGTTCCGGGTAACCAACGCAACTCCGGCTCAGGTATTCGATAAACTCCGCGACTTATACGGTCTTTATACCTACATGATCGGTACAAAACTATACATCGGTTTTGCCAGTGATGCGGCCCACACAAAAGAGGCCGAGTTCAAAATGGAGAAAGTTTGCATTAACTCAAACCGATTGGACTACCAACGAAAAGAGGATTTCACGATCAGGGTTAAATGCATTTCTATTTTACCAGATAACACAAGGGTTGAAGCCGAGGCAGGAGATGCAGATGGAGAGCAACGGACCTTTCATTATTATAACATTCAAACTGAGGCCGAATTAAAGAAGATTGCCGAGAAGCGGGTAAACGAGAACAAATACACCGGGTTTCGGGGTTACTTTGAATCATTTGGTGAGCCGTTCTTAAGACATGGTGATCGACTGAAAATGACAAGCACAAAGCTACCTGAACGAGACGGAACCTATCTCATTAAGTCGGTACGCAGGCAGTTTGGGGTAACTCAAGGATATAGACAATCATTTGAACTAGGATTAAAACTGACATGAGTTTAAAGTCAAAAATAATAGACGCATTGGGTGAGTTTGTGGAGCGAAAATCAGACACAAAGGAGCCTATTCTTTGCACTGTTAAGACGGTTGACAACGCAGCCAAAACTTGCTATTGTGAGCCGGTTGGGGACTTTGCGGATATTCAGAACGTAAAACTATCCCCAAATAAAGCAATAGACGGCATTATCGTATTCCCAAAAGTAAATAGTAAGGTATATGTGTCGTTCACCCCTGACGGATCCGCTTATGTGTCGATGTTCAGCGAATATGACTCTTATCATATCGGGGGGCAATCATACGGAGGGATTCCAAAGGCGGGAGACACGGCCACAAGGTTTAATAATATTGAAAACGAGGTGCAGGCTTTAAAGAATGTATTTGCGGCATGGACACCGGCGGCAAATGACGGAGGGGCTGCGCTAAAAACAGCAGCATCGTTTTGGTTTGCGGGGGCGGTATCAACCACCACTCAGGCCATGATCGAGAGTACAAAAACTAAACACGGAGACGGAACAACTTAACAATTTAAAATAAAACAAAATGGCAGCAGGTAAATGGAAAGTCTATGAGCAGGCAAAGCTCGATTGGGCAAACGGATTGATTGACTTTGATAGTCATTCATTTAAAATCGCTTTATTTCTTAGCACATCAAATTGTAACACCTTGTCAGGAACCACTACACTGGCATCTCTTACTAATCAGGTGGCGACTGCTTTTGGCTACACTCAAAGCACAAAGGCGGTAACAATTACAACGGCTAACAGTTCTGGAACCATCACCGTTGATGAGACGACAAACCCGGTATGGACCGCTTCCGGTGGATCAATTACGGCGCGTTTTGCGGTGATTTATGACGACACTCACGCCAGTAAACAGGCTATTTGTGTTTGTCTTTTAGACACAACCCCCGCAGACGTAACTGCCACTGATGGTAATACGTTTACGATCACAATGAACGCAAGCGGATTGTTTCAATTAAGCGGAGCTACGGCTGATTAATTATGATAATATTAAGTAGTACTTGCACAATAACTGTTACCCCCTCGATTTCATCAACGGTTGAGTGTCATTCATCGTGGGTTGATAACGCAACAGGTGTAATGACCCCTGGATTTACAAATCCAGCCGTAAACTCAGGAACGGGAGCGACAACCGTTGTAGCTTCTCCTTCGGCTACGGTATGGAGAAACGTAAAAAAAATAACTATTAAAAACGATCATGCCTCTACTGCAACTACGGTAACAGTAAATCACGTAGATAGCGGAACTAACACCGCTACGATCGGCGTTTTTGCTCTGGCCGCAGGCGAGTTCGTTGTATTCAACGATGGTGCCGGATGGCAGAAATTCAATTCAACAGGAACCCCTATAACCGTTGGAAATAGCGGTCCTATCGATGTTCAAACATTCACGGCCACAGGAGCAAATACATGGAACGCCCCCACAGCATTCACCCCAAAAATGGTGCGTGTTCAAATTTGGGGTGCCGGTGGTGGTGGTGGAGCAGGGGCTTCTCTTGCTACAGCCGTTGTTGCCAAAGGCGGTGGTGGTGGTGGTGGTGGCTGCTACATGCAAAGATACTACCGGTTCTCGGATGTAAGTAATCCAACAACCGTTACCATAGGAACAGGTGGAACTAAAGGCGCTAAAGGTGCTGGTGGTGCATCCGGTGGTGATGGTGGTGCCGGTGGATCAACAACATTCGGCTCCTTACTCACTG